ATTTCAGGAGCTACGCAAAGTGGCTTCCGGTATGGCTATTCACAAGAAATGGCGGCAGACCTATTTTTCCACACCATCCAGCCTGACCCACAGTGCTTATCCGTTCTGGTCCGGTGCGCTGTTCAACCGTGGACGCAACAAAGCCGACAAGGTGGACATTGATCTGTCCCACAGCAATCTGGCCCCCGGCCTGCTGTGCGCTGACGGGCAATACCGCCAGATAGTCACCGTGGAAGATGCGGTGCGCAGTGGCTGTAACCTGTTCGACCTTGACCAGTTGCGCATGGAATACAGCCCGGACGAATACCAGAACCTGCTGATGTGCGAGTTTGTGGACGATCTCGCGTCCGTGTTCCCGCTCAGCGAACTACAGGCGTGCATGGTGGACAGCTGGGAAGTCTGGACCGACTTTCATGCACTGGCGCTGCGCCCGTTTGGCTGGCGCGAAGTGTGGATCGGTTATGACCCGGCAAAAGGTACGCAGAACGGCGACAGCGCCGGATGCGTGGTGGTGGCACCGCCAGCCGTGCCGGGCGGTAAGTTCCGCATTCTTGAGCGTCACCAGTGGCGCGGGATGGACTTCCGCGCCCAGGCTGACGCCATCAAAAAACTGACTGAACAGTACAACGTGACATACATCGGTATCGACTCAACCGGCGTCGGTCACGGGGTTTACGAGAACGTGAAAGCGTTTTTTCCTGCCGTCCGGGAGTTTGTCTACAACCCCAACGTTAAAAATGCCCTGGTACTCAAGGCCTACGACATTATCAGTCACCGCCGTCTGGAGTTTGACGCCGGACACACCGACATAGCGCAGTCATTTATGGCAATCCGTCGCGCCACCACCGCCAGCGGCAACCGCCCGACCTATGAAGCCAGCCGCAGCGAAGAAGCCAGCCATGCCGATCTGGCGTGGGCAACAATGCACGCACTGTTTAACGAACCGCTGCAGGGCGAGTCCGCCAATACCAGCAATATTGTGGAGATTTTTTGATGGGAAAGAGTAAGAAGAACCGCGCTGTGTCGACGAACCAGATTCAGCACAAAAGCCAGACTTCAGCCGAAGCATTCAGCTTTGGCGATCCCGTTCCTGTTCTGGACCGCCGCGAACTGCTGGACTATGTAGAATGCGTACAGACAGATCGCTGGTATGAGCCGCCAGTGAGTTTTGACGGACTGGCGCGAACCTTCCGCGCTGCCGTGCATCACAGTTCACCAATTGCGGTGAAATGCAACATTCTGACCAGTACCTACATCCCTCACCCGCTTCTCAGCCAGCAGGCTTTTTCACGTTTTGTGCAGGACTATCTGGTATTTGGTAACGCTTACCTGGAGAAACGCACGAACCGCTTCGGTGAAGTTATCGCCCTTGAACCTGCGCTGGCAAAATACACCCGACGCGGGTTAGACCTGGATACCTACTGGTTTGTGCAATACGGCATGACTACGCAGCCGTATCAGTTCACGAAAGGCAGCATCTTTCATCTGATGGAACCGGATATCAACCAGGAGATCTACGGCCTGCCCGGTTATCTTTCTGCCATTCCGTCAGCTCTGCTCAACGAGTCCGCCACGTTGTTCCGCCGTAAGTATTACATTAACGGCAGCCATGCAGGCTTCATCATGTATATGACCGATGCTGCGCAAAACCAAGAGGATGTGAACAACCTCCGCAACGCGATGAAAAGCGCCAAAGGTCCGGGCAACTTCCGCAACCTGTTTATGTACTCGCCTAACGGCAAAAAGGACGGGCTTCAGATTATCCCGTTGTCAGAGGTCGCAGCGAAGGATGAGTTTTTGAATATCAAGAACGTGAGCCGGGACGACATGATGGCGGCACACCGCGTGCCGCCGCAAATGATGGGGATAATGCCGAATAATGTTGGGGGGTTTGGGGATGTGGAAAAGGCTAGTAAAGTCTTTGTCCGAAATGAATTAATTCCGTTACAAAAAAGGCTTATAGAAATTAATACTTGGCTAAATGAAAAAATCATAGCATTTAATGATTACTCATTAAATTAGATAAAAAGGGGTTAATCACCCCTATAAAAATCACAAAAATCGCCTTACACGCATTTTATTAATCGCCGATTCATCTCCAATTCTTATCAAGGCATCCCTTGCCTTTTTCCCTATACGATTCATTCTATCAGAACCATTACTAAAATTTCCGAATTTAAGCGCCGTAGCTATTATTGAATCACCACCATCAAGAATGACATTTTTAAATAATTGATAGTAGTCATCTACTGAAGCAGCATCCAATATTTCCTCATGTCTATCAGACCAACCATTCTGACCTGATAATTTCTTAAGAACATCATATATTGAACCATCAATATTTATAATCTTAGAATAGGCTTGAATTTTTGACAACAACTCAGTATCTCTTACGGGATGAACATTCACATAAATAGATTGAACATATTCCTTTAGAGCATCGTTACCATAATTAATAAACTGTTCAATCAATTCACTCGCCTTAGCATTCTCTCCGAAATCCCTATATAGTCCGACAACATTATCTAAATCACTTGGAGTCACATACTTCATCCCATCAACCACCGCTTGATATAGCTTGTCAACAACCTGATTTTGATTGTCATCAAATGAATTATGAAAGAACTGCCATGCCTCAGATAAGGAACCTCGTTTATTATCACGCGTAATCTCCTCATTCCTTAGGCTTATTTGTCTTTGGAAACTGCTCTTATCAAGATAGCCATATCTAACCATATCAATAAGAACCTCATCAAGATCATTCGTTTTTCTATATCCATATTTAAGCAAGGTATTAAGCCAGATTTTCTCATGGCCTTCTTCCTTGTCATTATAAGTATATATATTCCTCACTCCCCTAATATATTCTAGTGATGGCACATCTCCCTCTGGAGAAAATCCGTAATGGCTCCAACAATACAGAGTTAATGAATGCGCAACTTCATTTGAAATTGTCTCAACATCACCTATAATATTTGGTATTAAGGACACGAAAAAACGTTCTATCTTTTTTAAGATTCGAATATTCTTGATACCTAAAGAAATGGAATATTTACTTAACAAGTTATAAACATGAGAATCACCTTTATAGGCTATATCTGCGCATTCTTCTGGTGTTGGATTGTAAGTGATATCTCTATCAATGACCTTTTCTTTATAAGTAGAATAATCCTCCATACTAGCTGTGCCATTGTTAAGCAATAGAACCACCTTACAATCCTTCTGCTCTTTTAATAGAGATACTAGCCCTAAAACATCTTTAACATCTAAATTTTTGCCACGCCTTTCTAAGTCATCTATTACTACAATCATTTTAGAAACGGTCAGAAATGACATTGCTTCAAGTGTCGTAGAGAAGTTTTTTACAACAGGAACTTCTTTTAACAAACCTGCTGCTTTTCGAGAAAATGATTCAAAAAGTCCACTTGCGTTTGTTGTTGCTGTCTCCAAATCAGGTTTATTTCCAATATATTCCTTTGTAATTGCATTCTCAAAAATAGAATACTTTAAAGAATCTAGTGAATTTATACCAAAAAGAGAGACATAACTATATCTATTAAATGCAACCTTATCTTTATTATCTTTTAGGAACGTATTCCAAGTATAGGTTTTACCAATTCCCCATTCACCCTGTATAGCCATTACTTCTGGTTCTGTAGATGAGATAAAATCTGACAACTGTTCTTTGATAAACTCTAAGGACATGTGTTTTCTCCTAGAAAGACAGCCCCGTATTATAACCCTAGAATTATAAAAGTAATGAGCGCGCGCTCGTATCCCCGCCACGCCTGCCCGCTTTATGTAGTGGTTTTCATGCACCTGCATGATCTACGCAAAAGCCCGCCAGTTCTGGCGGGCCTTAGCAAAAACGATCCTCAAACGATCATGCGATCTCATGCGGCATAGACATGCACTACAGAGCTAACGCCTCGCAAGGGCTCGTTGTTCAACCTTGCTGACGCCAGAAGCAAGTTCAGACGCCAGCAACGTTTCTTAATGCAGCCAGCTGTCGTCTTCCCACACCTTCTGCATAATTTTCATCACTTGTTTTCTTTCTTCGTCCAGTTGCAGTCCGGTTAGTTCCACACCGTTAGAGCTACCTTTGCGAATGCGAATTACCGTTTTGGGATACAGGGGGCGCAGATTGCGGTAAAGCTCGGATTCAAGGGCGTCCAGGGTAGACTGGCTAATCTTCTGCTCTTTATCGATCATTATTTCAATGCGCATAAAAGTCACCTCAGCTGATGACATCCATTGAGCGGTTGTATTCGTGGGTTCTGATTTTTGCCATGAGTTCATCTGTCAGTTCAGAAACCCACTGCAGAGCCAGCCCCTTCTCTTCATCACTACACTCACTAGCCGCTACAAGCTTAAGAAAAAAATCAATGCGCTGGAGCTTCAAAGACTCCAAAAAATAGTCCTGCATCTTTCCTCCTATGACACCACACGCAATGCTGTATGCATAACCACTGTTTATATTTACAGTATATAATAATCTTACTGATGTAAAACGATTTTTTACGTTCATCAGCCTGATATGCCTGGTATTATTAAGAGCACGAATTGTTAACCCGCGTAATTAATACAGGTTCCGCCACTGATCATCTTCCTGCAAACGCTGGTTCCGATAGAAGATACGCAGGCCTGCTCCTGACGGAATACTGCCTCCGCGAAGGAGTAAATCGACCTCTTTCTCGCTGCCATCAAATCCTCTGGACTTCAGCTCATACACGAGCTGCAGTCGCTGATGGTCTGTAATTCGCTGTTTGTAGTCTTTACGCCGTTTCGGTTTCACCAGGCGTAACCTTGCTGCCAGTTCCCGGCGCTCTTTTTTGCTCATACTGTGCAGGTAATCGTTCAACTCCTTGTCATCCATGCTGGTAATGTCCGTTCTGGGGTCCCCATCAGCTGATTTATCTTTCTCCTGTTGGTTCAAATTTTCAGCAAGGGGACAGTTATTGCCACGAGTCCAAGGGGCGCAAGCGCCCTGGTCGGCTGCCGCCTCCTGAATGTCAACGGCCTTACGAACCATTTTCCACTTCACCGCATGAGTGCAGATCTTGCCCTCTGCAATGGGTGACCAGATGCCATAAATACGAATGCCGTGATCGCCATAGGCGGTCGGCTCTTCGTTGATTTCATAAGCGGTTCTGATGAGGTGATATTTGCGGGGAACCAGTACGCCGCCCTGCTTCATGATGTAGGTGGCAAAACAACCAGCATCAGCAGCGGCCAGGATGGCATCAAGACGCGGGTTATCCAGTACCGGCGCACCTGCTTTTTTGTCCCCCTGTTGCCTTGCCGCCTGACCAGCCAGCAATCGCAGTTCACGGTAAGCCTGACGCCCCGGAATGCCAAAGAAGCGGAATTGCTGAACACGATGCAGAGACGCCCAGGCATTAACGTATTCAGCGTTATCACGCAGGGATTTACCCGTTTCCTTGCTGATCTCGCCAGCCAGACCACGCCCGTCAATGTTCTTACTGATGTATTTCGCGATGTAGCTTGTTGGCGTACCTTTGCGCGGGTTTATCAGCTCAGACTTAAAGCGTGGTCCCGTGTTATTACCCAGCTCCTCGCGGTCTTCACGAATGGCAAACTTACGCAACAAAGCAGTAATGGCGCGGCGATCTTTTTTGCGCATAAAACACAACAGGTGCCAGTGAACTGTACCGTCATGATGCGGCTCAGCCACCCGCACGCCATACCAGCGCAATCCGGCTTTGTGCATCGCCTTACGAAATGCAGCAAACATACCGACCAGATAATCACTGCTTTGTCTTACCGTCGCATTTGTCCAGGTCGGGTTGGGCCTGCCGTTATTTAGCGTGGAATGGAAACGTGACGGACAGGTGATGGTGTAGAAAACGGCGCAGTCACCGCGCATTTCCGCGATAAGCTCCAGACCTTTAACACAGGCCATCATCTCATTGCGGCGATGCGCAGGGTTGCTGCTGCTGGCGTTTACCACATCCTCCATGTCCAGCGTGTCGCCGTCTTCGTTCACCAGTTCATGAGAACGGAAAAACTCCAGCGACTTACGGCGCTGCTCACGTTTATGCATCACGGCTTCATAGCTGACATAGGGAGATGCTTTTTTGCTGACCAGGCAAACAGCACGCAACTGCTCTTCCCGCCATTCGCAACGCATCTTCCATAATTTCCGGTACCACCAATCGGCGCACAACATACGCGCCAGCGAACCCGGAATGAGTTCATATGGCACGGGTTTACGGCGGTTTCTTTTCCGGCGGAGTTGCTCAAACGCAGGCGGTATGACATCCAGTCGCAGGGTTTCTGCTGCCACCTTTTCCCATGTCTTGCGGATTTCTTCTGGCTTAACGTCATCGGTGGCATACAAATCGCCACAAGCTGCATCAAGGCACATGCTCATATGCGCAGCAACAAGGGTGGACAGGCGTTTCACCTGATCCTGACTCATTTCAGGCAGAATCAGCAGGCCGTCCAGCCCTTCATGGCTTGCCATAAAGCGAAAAGATGTGGATAGCTGACTGTCGCGTACATGCTCCAGCCGTTCCAGACATGGCTTAATCGTCTCACGCAAATAGCGGGAATAAGCCTTTGGCCTGCCAAGGCTGCTGAAGTATTCAATACGTTGCATCAGCGGCTTGCTGATATGGGAGGGCTGGGCGCTGACGTCTGCCAGAATGACCATGTCCGGGTTAAAACGCTGCTGCTCATGCGCCAGCTTTGCCCGACTAATGAGCTTATCCTGCTCCATTTCGCGCTGGACAGGATCACGGGATTCATTAAAGAAATAACGCTCCCAGACCTGATCACTCAGCGCCTCACGGCGCAGCTGTTCCTGCTCGTTATCGGCAGCGTACAGAGTGATCAGGTTTGAAAGCGTAGAAACCGGCGCAACTTCCGCCGGGTCCAGATAAGGGTTAATGGCCTTTTTCGGGCTGTTCCATGAGAACGATGCGGCAGCTTCGTTAAAGCCGCAGCAGTTGTTCATATCGGCATGACTCATGCACGTACTCCGTACACGGCAGAACTATCCACGCCACGCGAATAATCAAATCCCACCCAGCAGCGCGGCCCGGAAACAGCAATGATTTCTGTTGCTGATTTACCCTCGCCAGCTGCCACACCGATGCTGCGTTTTGCCTTGATGTAGTGGTGAGTAAAATTGCGATACAGCGAACGGATCAGGGATGTGTCACTGTTAGAAACAATGACCGGATGTCCTTCTGATGACCGATGTTCAAGAACAGATGCCAGGTGATACTGGTCATCTTCAGTGAAGCCGTCAGTGTGATAGCCGGAAAACGTACCGTCATACGGCGGATCGCAATACACCACATCCCCCGCTTTCAACATCGCCAGCGTTTCATCAAAGCTGGCGCAGATAAACGTTGCTCGCTGGGCTTTTTCTGCAAATGCGCGAATTTCTTTTTCAGGGAAATACGGATTTTTATAATTACCGTAGGGAATGTTGAAATGCCCGCTCTTGTTATAGCGACATAAACCACGGTAACCGTGACGATTTAGATACAGGAAATATACCGCTTTCATGAAATCAGTAATTTCAGTTGAGTAATTAAACTCCTGCCTTATGTTGTAATAAGCCACCTCCCTGTTTGCGATCTCAAATAAAACTCTGGCGCGAGATATAAACGATTCACAATCAGCAGCAACCTTTTTATAGAGGTTGATTAAATCAGGATTAATATCCGCAACAAGATAGCTGGGGTAATCCGTCTCCATCATCACAGCACAGGAACCCGCGAAAGGTTCAACCAGTCGCGGGCCAGCAGGAAGATGTTTTTTCAGTTCGGACATAATGGCAGTTTTATTACCTGCCCATTTCAGGATGGTGCTCATACAGCACCTCCTGCAATAACATATCCCAAAGCTTCTAATGGAGTTAATGGGCGAATTGATAGCATCACCCATTGTTCTGAAACTGCCATGACGTCATTAACCGGAAGCACATGAGAGATAACAGCGGCCCATTCCCTACCCGTAAATACGCCATGCTTCCATTCGCAAAGAGAAAGAACATCACCAACTTTATAGCCACGATCGTCTTTACGAAGTTCAGCCGTCTTTTGACCTGCAACCACAGCGTTGAAATACTTAGGTGCAATTTTTAATTGATGGATACGCACTGCCCTTGTCATACAGCACCTCCGTTGTAATGTTTGCCTTTCAGCTCTACGATTTCCTGGCAGGTAATGCAAAGCTGCACTCCCGGAATGGCGCGGCGTCGTGCTGGCGGAATTGGCGCTTCACATTCAATACAAAGCACGCGAGACACGCCCGGTGTTTTGGCACGGGCAGCACGAATATGGCGCTGGCGTTCTTCTTCAACGCGCTGCTGTACGAGATCCATTGCATCAGCCATTAGTGGATCTCCTGCGCTTCGTTCTGGATTGCTTCAGCAGTTACACGCAGCAGTTCTGCCGCTTCGACGTGGTTTAGCTGGCGGGATGTGATATGACACGCCAGGCTATCAAGGCGAGCTGCCATTGCTTCAGCCCTTGCCCGGCGTTCTTCCAGACGAGCCTCTGTCAGTAAAATATTAAGCCCTGCGTCATCCGGTCCGGTTTTAGTCGAGAGGGTTTCAATATTACGCATAATCAATTCTCCTGAATTTAGATAAAGGGATGCCCGGCGGGTTTACGCCATTAATTTCATTAGTTGGTTAATTCGGCATGGTTAGCCGTCTGGGAAATAAGCTCACCACTGCACGAAAATGATTCATTGCTTTAATCAACTCCCGCTTTTCGTCAGTGGTCAGCTCATTAATGCTGATGCTATGACGTTCAGCTGGAATTTTTGCCATAAAGAATATGGCAGCCAGTGCCCGTTTATTTTGTTCATTATTGATATCCCGTGGATCACGCATATCTTTAATAAACCGCTCAAGCTCTGACTCAATATTAAGGCCAAATACTTTCGCCCTTAACTCCGCAATATGATTAAGTCCATTCAGGCGTTCACCGGGGCTTAATGGAACAGTCGCTGCAGCGCCATTAATTGCCATAATTCATATCCCCAAAACGCAACTATTGTTCTTTGTTCTTACGGTAACGTTCGAGAGGAGATACATTTTTTCGTATCGTTTCTTTAACCTGCTCTCCTCGTAAAAACGTCCCATCCTTTAGCGTGAAAAAGTAACTGCCATCGCCCGACAACGACGGATAACAACAGAGCAAATCATCTTCAGGTACTGAATAACTCTCCCCTCTGTAACGAAACTGATAAACCACTTCACTTTCCGCTGCATACATTTTGACTTTCTCCGTTTCCCCGTGGTCAATTCAGACAGCAATTCATCTTGTGAACGGCACGGATGCCAGCGTTTACCATCCTCACCCATGATCCAGCCGTGACCGTAGTGCATTGCCGGACTTTGTTTTACCAGCAGCGATGCAAATGATGGTTCTTTCGTCAGCATAAGCACCTCACAGCAAACCGAATGAAGCACCGAGGCCAGTCACGGTATCAACTGCACTCGCCATCGCAGGATTAGCCTGTAAACGGGCCTGCAATGAAACAGCCGCCAGCGCCATCAGTCGTGTTACAGAGTTAATGCTGCTGATAGCATCACGACGACCGGCACAGGTTTTTACATCGCCAGATACCGCACCTGCAGCAACACGCCCGATCTCTGCGGTTGCACTCATGACGTAATGTGGCAGTTTCTCTTTTGCCACCTCATTAATCGGTACACATGGCAGACAATGAATCTGTGCCAGAAAACCATCTACCAGCGTTGAATCTTCAGTCAGATCGGTAAGCAGCCAGATTTCTGGTGCGGTTAATAAATGAGGCTGAGCTGGGTTCAGCTTGTTCCGCAGAATCTGTACATTCATGCCTGCACGTTCTGCCAGTTGCACCAGGTTGTGACGCAGTGCAAAAGCCCTACAGGCTTCATCGAAATGCGGATGTTTGGAAATCTTGTAATCAAACATGGTGCCCCCTTAGAAAGTTCCCATAATTGAACTTACTTACCAACAATGACGCGGAAGTTGGAATGACCGAGGGATTCACGGACCTGATCAGTTTTGTACATCAGATAACGAAGGTTTACGCGGCCTTTATTTTTTTCTTTCTTGACCATGTATTTAGCAAGCTGACCATGGTGAATTTTTTGATACACGGAGCCGCGGGAGATACCTTCCCATTCCGCGAACTCTGCAGGCGTAGCCATCTCTTTTGGTACACGAATTGAAATATCAGTGCTCATAGTGCAGTATCTCCCGATTAAGGTTTGGTTTACGTCGTTTTATCTCGTTTTAATTGATTCAATATTTGATACATCGAGATACTACGATCCAATATTTGATACGTCAACAGGATTAAAAAATGATACAGGTAAAGGCTGGAGAGAATACAGGGGGAAGAGAAGCTATCCATAGACTAATGGCAGCCTATGATTTCAAGTCCAGACAGCAACTTTGCGATCACTTAGGCGCATCAAAAAGCACCATGGCAAACAGATACTTAAGAGATAGTTTTCCTGCAGAGTGGGTGATTCAGTGCGCCTTGGAAACAGGAGTTTCTTTACTGTGGCTAACCACCGGACAGGGGGAGCCAGGTCCAAACATTGAACCTAAAAAAAATATCAATTCCGTGAACTCCAGCAAGGTTGTACCTCTTTCTGAACTAGTATCTCCTGAAATTGACAAGGCGACTCTCAACGGTGGTTTATTGGTCGATGCTGGAAAAGCAATCATTGATAGCAGCATACTCCCCTCAGACTCAAGCAACCTACTGCTGGTGACTACTTCTGGTGATTCTTATTTAATAGATCGCAACCAAACACCACCAGTGAATGGTATGTGGTTAGTCGATATCGACGGGATAAAAAGCATTGTTAAATTGACTCGACTCCCGGGAAACAGATTAGTAGTGCATCAGGATGATTCATCGTTTGAGTGTGGCCTGGATGACATTGAGGTAGTAGGCCGTGCACTGAAAATCATTAAGAGCCTTTGATATGACCATCAGAAAACAGCCGAACGGAAAATGGTTGTGTGAGTGCTATCCCAATGGACGCAATGGCAAGCGCGTGCGTAAGCAATTTGCCACGAAAGGCGAAGCCATAGCATTCGAAAACTTCACCATGAACGAAGTAAACAAAAAGCCATGGCTTGGTGAGAAGGAAGATCGGCGGCGATTATCAGAAGTGATTGAGCAGTGGTATTCCCTATATGGTCAAACACTCGCAGACCCCAAACGCCTGATGGCGAAACTTAGAATTATCTGTAATGGTCTAGGCGATCCCATCGCCTCTGAGCTGACAGCAGGTGATTTCACAAAATATCGGGAAGCCAGATTAAAGGGGGAGGTCCAAAATGAAGACGGCTCGTTCATGTCACCCGTTAAGCCCCGCACGGTAAACCTTGAACAGCGCAACCTATCATCTGTTTTTGGTACACTGAAAAAGCTGGGCCACTGGTCAGCCCCCAACCCGCTTGCCGGGCTTCCAACATTTAAAATTACGGAGGGTGAACTGGCGTTCCTAACCCCGGAGGAAATTAAACGTCTGCTGGATGCCTGTGCTGATTCTCAAAGCCCCAGTCTGCTAATGATTGCAAAAATATGCCTAGCAACCGGTGCTCGTTGGAGTGAAGCTGAAAACCTGCAGGGCCATCAACTATCGAAATACCGGATTACCTATACAAAGACCAAGGGTAAAAAAAACCGTACCGTACCGATATCTCAGGATCTGTACAACGAGCTACCCAAAAACCGAGGGAAATTATTCACACCATGCAGAAAAGCCTTTGAACGGGCGGTAAAACGGGCCGGTATTGAACTACCAGAAGGCCAATGCACCCACGTCCTGCGCCATACATTTGCCAGCCATTTTATGATGAACGGTGGGAACATACTCGTTTTACGTGATATTTTAGGGCACTCAGATATTAAAATGACGATGATTTATGCACACTTCTCTCCAGACCACCTGGAGGATGCAGTAACAAAAAACCCTCTTTATAACTTAATTTAAGTAAACAATGGATCATGAACATAAACGAGATAATTAAGTATTCTGTCGCGATAATTACCCCGATCATACAGATGCTCGCGGTAAGATCCGGCTGGGTTTTCCCCAAAGATAAGATTTTCAACTCGCGCAAAAACATTAGCGAGTTTGCATACAATCTATATAAGAATACTGAAGATCCCAAAATCAAGAAAGTTGCATATAATTATGGTATTGCTGCAATAACAAAAGATAAGAACCTAACTCCAGAACAGAGAGAGATTCTTTTAGGTGTTAACGATCCAGTTAATGACATTGATAACTATAGCAAGTGTCAAAAACTAATTTCTATTAGTAGTGAAAAACAAATATTTAAATGGACAAAAAAAAGATATCGCTTTTGGATATATAGAAAATCTATAAAGCTGATAAGCTTAACATTCTATTTTATTGGCGGTTTTATAACTTCCATACCTTTTGTATACGAAGGATTAGTAACCCAACATATTTTAGAGAAAATTAATAAACTTACTGATATGCAAAGATTAGGAATGTCCAGCTACTTTTTTGCACTTGGGATTTGTATAGCACTGATGAACCTGCATAAATTTTCGACTATTCGTATCGCTGAAAAAACCATAAGATCTAATCTCCGTAAACCCACAGATTTCAACTCAAGCAGCGGATAATGTGGCGACAGATTGGCGACAGAGCATTAAAAATGAGTAAAACGGACAAACATAAGATAATACTAACTTGATGATTTTAAACGCAAGTTAATGTTTTTGTTATAGTGAAAATGGTATGTAGGAATTTCGGACGCGGGTTCAACTCCCGCCAGCTCCACCACTTTTTAGTTGTTTGAAGTTCAATGAAGTCTACTAAGCCCACACAGCACAAGCTCTGCGGGCTTTTTTACGTCTATTGTCGTCCAGTGAGAATTGCTGAGAACTACGAGTTATGGCACCCTGAATGGGACCCATTAAGAAGGGTCCAAAAACCGAGGGTCCCAAAATGGCAAAAATCGCTAAGAAGCTCACTGACACTGAAATCAAAAGCACCAAGCCAGCCGATAAAGAAATCAACTTGTTTGACGGTGATGGTCTGATTCTACGAATCGCTCCTTTGGCGAAAGGAGGCAAGAAAAATTGGTATTTCAGGTATGCAGTACCAGTGAGCAAGAAAAGAACCAAAATGAGCCTTGGGACATATCCTCACCTTACCCTTGCAAGAGCCAGAGCCTTACGTGATGAATATCTCTCCTTTCTGGCAAATGGTGTTGATCCCCAAATCCATAACAACGATAAGGCGAAGGCATTAAAGAGTGCTACTGAGCACACTCTCCAAGCCGTAGCGCGGAAATGGTTAGATGAGAAGGTAAAGACATCAGGTATCTCACAAGACCATGCAGCAGACATCTGGCGCAGCTTAGAGAGAAATGTCTTTCCCGGTCTGGGTAATGTCCCTATCAATGAGATCCGACCTAAGCTCTTAAAACAACACCTTGATCCTATTGAGCAACGAGGCGTATTGGAAACTCTACGCCGTATCATTTCACGTCTGAATGAAATCTTCCGGTGGGCAGCTACTGAAGAACTTATTGAGTTCAACCCGGCTGACAACCTTGGTCAAAGATTCAGTAAACCAAAAAAGCAAAATATGCCTGCCCTTCCCCCAAGCGAATTGCCAAGGTTTATGGAATCTTTGACGAATGCGTCAATCCGGTTGGAAACACGTATGCTAATTGAATGGCAATTGTTGACATGGGTTCGTCCGGGTGAAGCCGTTCGCGCAAGGTGGTCTGATATTGATACAACCAACAGCATTTGGAACATTCCTGCTGATTTCATGAAAATGAAAAAGCTTCACAAAGTTCCTTTGAGTAAAGAAGCTTTGCGCATCCTTGAATTAATGAAATCAATAAGTGGGCATAGAGAATGGGTTTTCCCCAGCATAAAAGCGCCTCTTAATCATATGCATGAACAAACAGCCAACGCAGCTATCATCCGAATGGGGTTCGGAGGCGAGCTTGTAGCTCACGGTATGCGTTCTATTGCACGAACAGCGGCAGAGGAGTCTGGTAAATTCAGAGCTGAAGTTCTTGAGGCAGCGCTTGCCCACTCGAAAAAAGATGAAATTATCGCAGCATACAATCGTGCAGAATATCTGATAGAGCGACAGAGTTTGATGCAATGGTGGAGTGATTACGTTCAAGCTCAAAGATCAAATGCTCTGGTAGCCTAAGTATCAGAATAGCTAATATAATCCTGAAGGTAAAGAAAATGGAAACCCTATTCAAAGTTTTTGAAAAATTTAGTTCCAGACCACTTTTTTTTATTTTTTTCGGACTCTCACTTTGTGAATTTTTTCAGAAACAATCTGTTCTGATGAATCCATCAGCAGATAACATCGCGAAATTATTCGCAGCCATGATATTAGTTGTTTTTTTACTTGGGGATTTGAATGGCTAATCTTCAAGTTCAATGTAAACCTTGAACCTCATGATCAAGGCGATATTGGACCAACAATTGGAACGGCTACTTTAGCTGTATACTTAGTTTATGCCTTTCACTTTCTCAGTGAAAATCCTGAAGCATTAAATTTAAAGTTATTAACTAACTCTGGCTTTATATACAGCACAACTCTATTATTATTCTCATTAGAATGCATGAAGCTTAGAAGACTTAAACAAAAATAAACAACATCATTGTGATGATAAATATAAAATAGGCATGGCGAAAAAAAATCACCACGCCTAAAATATAATAATTATGGTAGCATCATTGATACATAATCCACACCAATCCTTGAGCTATACTGAGACGCTATAGCCTGATATCTTTCTGCATAACCAGTTCTCAGTTGAGATTTAAGTTTGAGTCGGACAGGAACATTTTGCACGTTGCCATCCATATTACTTAAAAACACGGCAGAAATAATATTTTTTTCTTCGCCATCAACTGTTGTTCCATGATTCAACACCACCATATAATCAACAACAGGAAGCGTTTTATCCCCTTCGAAAATAGAGAGATATTTTCTTTGATTTTTATGCATTACATATATATATTTCGAATGTTCAGCAAATGGCAATGCTTTACTCTGACTGGCGTTAAAAAGCTCCAGAACTTTAATGAGCCTGTGCGGACTTAATCTTACATGGTGAGGGTCGTTACCCTGAGTAGGAACCAAATCACATGCCGCAGATACACATAAATACCATTTGTTCGACTCTGTATCAAAGAAAATAGTGCCAGTAGAAATATGACCATCTTCAAAATTCTTTGAAGACAAATTCATATTTAAAGCATGATACATTTCGTGATAAGTATCATTATTTGATGGCAGATCCATTTTTGAAGAGCAATATTGGAGCAATGCAGCAACTCCGCTGTTAGCGTATTCATTTGAATAGCTATCAAAAACACTTTTGATAAATTCATCCAGCGTATTATTATTTTTAAGTCTTTGATAAAGCTCTTCTGATAAATTACCAAATACAAAGTCAATATTTCTACATCTAATATCAGGCGAGTCTGATTTTAATATCTCATTTAACCACGCAGCTTGACCGTAATGATCGTTAGCCAAATGATTTACAAAAGATAAAGCCTCAGCTTCGATTGCATTCTGAATTTCAGATTTTATTAACTGATAATAAGATGGTTTCCATTCAATGAGAGAATCATTGAGAGTTTGCCAAATCCTATCTCCATCGTTTTCATGATCATCTTGAACCTTATGAAATAGGGAGACAAAGATATTACCACATTGAATCCATTTTACTCCGCTTTCATCACCCCGAATGACATTGCCAGATGTGTTGCTAGAAATAATTGCATTTCTAGACACAGCATATTCTGCAATCATTTTTGCAATGAAGTTTTTATCCTTTTGATCCTCCAACACAGCATCATCATGTATTAATCTTTTAATTCTTCTACAAGGCTTACTGTCTTTAATATAGGCTATTGTTTCATCTCTTGTGAGAGCTTTATTACCATTATCATTTAAGTTCGGTAATACAACGTCTTCCCAATAACTTTGGACATCTTCATTATCGTAGTCAATGATCAAGCTGTTGATATCCAGAGCACCTTTGAGAGTCGATGATATCTGCATCCAAACCGTTTCTAAATTCTCTCTAGTATATATTACAATCATATTTAAATGATCGGAGTCTTTCAAATCTTGTAATAGTTTAAGTGTTTTATCAGGTGCATTATTATCAAGATGATAATCTACAATAATAAGATCTGATTTTCTAATCCGATCCACATCGAAATTAACAGAACCATTGTCAACATCACAAATCATATTTTTAGATTGAAAAAAGCTCTCAAGAGTAGCGGCTCGTTTAGATGAGTCAATTTTGTTGTAGTCTAAATCAACTTCGTTATTCAACGCCCTGATTGATTCAGAATACGTCAGAAAATCGTCATCAATCATGACAACGGAACGAATTGCATTTTCGCAGAAAGTTTTCTGGACAAGAGAATTATAATTTGCCACTGTCATATTAGAACTCCACTCCATTGAACTGGATCACAAAATTAGCGCCATCTTTTATTAAATAGTTATCGCCTTCATCAGGTTCTGAATACCATATTTTATGATGTGCAACAGCAAGGTTTTCTCGACATAGATACAGACCTACCCCATGTCCATTTGCTCTTTTGCTATAAAATAGTTCAAATAGTCGCGGGATATCATCGGTATCAATTGCCGGACCAGAATTTGCTATGATAACCAAAGAATTCACAAAACCAATCTTTATGAGCCTATTATTTGACAGACTGACCCAATACATTGCATTGTTGATAATATTAGTAAAAACAGGATAGATCCTTGATGGTATATCTGTTATTGCGATTTGCTTAAACTCTTCACTAAATTCAATAGTTATTCGTTGCCGTTCGAAACGCTCCCCAAAGAACTTCAGGACATAATCCATGATATTTTTTCCAGTTATTCTCTGCCTGGATTGATAACCTGATATTTTCAAAGGTGATAAGAAACGTATTTGTTGAGTAAGCGATCTGTGAGCATTTAACGCCAATGAAAAACCAGGGTGTTCTTTTACAGAAGTAGGAAGAGAGTTTAGTCCTCTGGTTACCATAGAATCCATTTCTTCAAGTTCATGAGATATTATCTCAACACTAATACCTAACTGTGCAAGCGCGTTTAAACTTTTAGCTTTTTCTTCAAAATATGAGCGTTCTTCTTCAGATAATGAGAATGCTGAATCTAAGTTTATACCTTCAAATAATCCATCGAGACCTTTTATTATTGATTGATATTTGAAAGTTAGGGTATCAACTGACTCAACATATAAACTATCGAGCAAATTAAACACATTTTCAATTTGTGAATCATTATCTATTGAATCAACAACTGATATAGTTTTAGCATAATAATCACTTCGATCAACCTTTATTTCATCGGCCCATTTTTTTAAAAGAGAATGTATCTTCTCCTCTATCGTGTTATTAAACTTAGTTAGTTTAGAATTAATAATACCTTGATTTTTTTCAAGGTGATTTTTCGCTGACAATGAAGGCTCAAGTTTATTTAATTCAGAATCAAGTTTATTAATTGCTAACTTCATTTGTAGAATATACGCAGAGAACTCATTAAATTTATCTCTGTAGTCTCTATATTTCTCTTCATACATTCCAAGTTTTGGAGGTTTGATAGGCGTTTTAATTTCACTGCGCAACGCATCTAAGTTTGTAAGATCACTGTCTATAATTTTAAGATAGTTTAAATCTAACGAACCATCAGTTTTATCAAGCTTAGTTTTCAGCCTTTTAACAGCCTCCAAGGAAGCATCAAGAACTGGTGTCTGATTCTTCAAAGCTTCTGAAAAACTTTTTTGTGTTGATTTTCGAGCTTGTTGTTGAGCAGATTTTCTTAACTCTTTTTCACGCTTAACTTGTTCTAAAAGCTCTTTACGGTCATCAGAACGTGAACCAAAAAATCTATCAGCAAGTTCAGTTAACAAATTAGATATAATAGTTTTCAGTTCTCTTGCAGCCTGGTTTCTTATGAATCCCTCTCTCCCCGACTTATCTTTCAGCTCTTTATTACTGGATTGAGTAATTCCAATATAACCAAAAATCCTTCTATTAGACCAATAATATCGCCCTGCATTCCATGAACGTCTTTCTTCTATCTGGAAGAAATCATTATCTACTCGACCATAAGGTAATACTCTCAAGCTATCCCTAAAAATCATTAGTCCTGCATACTTTTTGGCCTTAAGATCAAAGTGGGAATGTTCACGTTCAGTATGTGATGTATTTTGTGAAAGGAATTCAAACGTTCCTATCTGAAGCTCAAATGGGCCGACCCCTGCGTGATCCTACCCACGTAATATGGACACAGGCCTAAGCGAGGTTCTTGTTTTCAAATTGTTCCGGACTGAGGCCGCCACACCAAC